ATTAATGCAATTAACAACCCGAAGTATCGTTTTATTACGGCTGCGGTTTCACGTCGCCAAGGAAAAACATACATATCTAATATTATAGGACAACTTGTTTGTTTAGTCCCGGGGTCGCACGTACTATTGATGTCACCCAATTATTCACTATCGCAAATCTCATTTGATTTGCAAAGAAACTTAATCAAACATTTTGATTTAGAGGTATTAAGAGACAATGCAAAAGATAAAGTTATTGAACTTTCAAATCATTCTACGATTCGTATGGGCTCCATTAACCAAGTTGACTCGGTTGTGGGTAGGTCTTATGATCTCATCATATTCGACGAGGCCGCTCTCACAGACGGGAGGGATGCTTTCAATGTTGCGCTCAGGCCCACATTAGACAAGGAAAACTCAAAAGCAATCTTTATATCTACTCCAAGGGGTAGAAACAATTACTTTGCAGAATTCTACTATAGAGGACATAGCGAAGAGTTCCCAGAGTGGTGTAGTATAAAAGCTACTTACCATGAGAATCCTCGTGTATCAGAGTCAGACATAGTAGAAGCTCAAAAAACAATGTCTGCAAACGAATTTGCCCAAGAGTATATGGCAGACTTTAATGTCTATGAAGGACAAGTCTGGGCATTTAATCATGAAGAATGTATAGCAGATCTATCCCAGATTGACGTAAGTAACATGGATGTATTTGCAGGACTTGACGTAGGTTATAAAGACCCTACAGCTTTCTGTGTNATTGCATACGATTGGGANAATAGAAAATACTATCTTATAGATGAGTACATGGAAGCAGAAAAAACCACAGAACAACACGCAGCTCAGATTCAAAAATTAATTCATAAATGGGATATTGATTATATTTATATTGACTCTGCAGCTCAACAAACAAGGTACGACTTTGCACAAAATTATGATATCAGTACTATAAATGCCAAGAAATCTGTATTAGATGGAATAGGACATGTAGCTACTGTAGTTGATAACGATGAGATAATTGTTAATCAAACTTGTAAAGAAGCACTTATATCATTGGACCAATACCAATGGGACCCTAACCCTAATTTATTAAAAGAGAAACCAAAACATAACATGGCATCCCATATGGCCGATGCTATGCGTTACGCGTTGTATACATTTGAAACCACAGCCACAACGTTTTAGCAAGACCTACAAAAAACAGTTCTTGACATTTGCTGTATGTTTTTGTTATAATTCTAATTAAGAGTAGAAATATGAATTTCAAAAGAGACTTAGTTAAATACGTACGAGACAAAGCAAAATCCAAATATAAGAAATCAAGCGATTGTTATATTTGTGGTGATTGCGAACAGTTAGATTTTCATCACTATCACGGGCTTACAGAACTACTAGAAACTTGGATAAAAAAGAAAAAATTAATTATTAACAATGAGCAAGAAATACTAGAGATTCGAGAAGCCTTTATTGATGAACACTACAAAGAACTTTACGAAGATACAGTAACACTCTGCCATAGTCACCATATGAAACTACATTCAGTGTATGGTAAACGACCCAAGTTGATACACGCAGAGAAACAAAAAAGATGGGTCGAGAAACAGAGAGACAAATATGGCATGGTATGATAGATTCTTAGGAAGAGATAGCAAGGAAAAACTAAATCCTTCGCAGTATGTTATATCCCGAAATGAGGGAATGACTATTGACTCTCGTGAAATTATAACTAATTATAGAAACGCTTATGAACAATTAGAGATTGTAAATAGAGCTGTAAATATGATTGTTGATGATGTTTCAGAGATTCCATTTTCAGTTGGTGAAAAGATTGTAGGTACGAATAATATCTTAAAGAATATTCGTAGATCTAAAGTAGACTTATTACTAAATGTAGAACCTAATCCTTTTCAAGACGTAAGTGCATTTAAAAGAAATCTTATAATTGATTTACTTATAGATGGAAACATCTTTATTTACTTTGATGGTGCTCATTTATATCACCTTCCAGCAGACAAAGTCACAATCTATAGTGACGATAAAACTTATATAGAAAAGTTTACATATGATAACTCAATAGATTATAGTCCAAACGAGATTATTCATATAAAAGAAAANAGTTTTAACTCTATTTATAGAGGAGTACCAAGACTAAAACCAGCATACAGAACTATGCAACTACTTGCAAGTATGAGAAACTTCCAGGATAACTTCTTCAAAAATGGAGCAGTTCCAGGATTAGTACTTAAGAGTCCTAACACTCTTTCTGAGAAAGTAAAAGAAAGAATGATGCAAGCATGGAGTATGAGGTACAACCCTAATACAGGCGGAAGAAGACCACTTATATTAGATGGAGGTTTAGAAGTAGACCCATTAACCGATGTTAACTTCAAAGAGTTAGACTTTGCAGAATCAATAAAAGCAAATGAAAGAATAATTTTAGAAGCAATGGGCATACCACCAATTTTATTAGATGGCGGTAATAATGCAAACATTAGACCTAATCATAGATTGTACTATTTAGAGACAGTACTACCAGTAGTTAAGAAACTGGGATATGCATTAGAAAGATTTTTTGGTTTTTCACTAAATGAAGATGTAACAGGTATTCCTGCTTTACAACCAGAATTGAGAGACCAGGCAGCATACTATGCTACTTTAGTGAATACAGGCATATTAAGTGCCAATGAAGCAAGAGAAGCATTAGGAAAAGAACCTGTAGCCGGATTTGACGAGCCAAGAGTACCTGCAAATATAGCAGGCTCAGCTGTAAACCCGGAACAAGGAGGTAGACCTGAAGAGGCTGCCCCAAGCGAGGAAGAATAATTATGACAAAAGATATGATGGTAAAGTCTCTTTCTGAGTACTTTAAAAAAGAGGGTGGCGTAATGAGCTTACCTACTTATAAAGCAAAAGGGAATGATGTTCCTGTTAAAGATTACTTATTAAGAAGAGCATTTGGTTCTTGGAGTAGAGTACTTAGTGTAGTCTCAAAAAGATACCCAGTAGACGTAGTAGTCACACCAGAAGTAAAAGAAGCACCTGCTAAGAAAGCACCTGCTAAGAAAGTGGAGAAAAAAGATGTCGAATAAAATTTATCATTGGACAAGCACTTTTAAAGCATTAGGTGAAACTGATGATGGTGGTATAGATATTAAAGGATCAGCAAGTACAAACGGACTTGACAGAGCTGGAGATATTATTGAAAGTGATGCATGGACAAAAGGTGGATTAGAGAACTTTAAAAACAATCCAATAATTCTGTTCAATCACAACTACGACAAACCAATTGGTCGTGCAAAAGATTTAAAAGTTACAGACAACGGTTTAGAAATATCTGCAAAGATATCTAAAGCTGCTGGTGATGTAACACAACTTATTAAAGACGGTGTCCTTGGAGCTTTTTCTGTCGGTTTCAAAGTCAAGGACGCTGATTATATGACTGAAACCGATGGATATAAAATAAAGGACGCAGAGCTTTTTGAAGTTTCTGTAGTATCAGTTCCTTGCAACCAAGGGGCAACCTTTGGCTTAAGCAAGTCATTTGATAGTATGGAACAGTACAATGAGTACAAGCAAACTTTTTACAAGGCTAACCCAGCAGAATCAGCAGACGCTGTTAATGTTGAGCAGCCAAGACGGGAGGAATCCCATAACATGGAGACAAATATGTCAAACGAAAAACAATCTCCTGAAAGCAATTTCGATTTAGAAGCTTTTGCAAAGAAAGTAGCTGCTGATACAGCTGCTGAAATCGCAATGAAGCAAGCTGAATCTAAAGCTGCTGAACAGAAGGCTGCAGAAGAAGCTGCTCAAAAAGCAACTGATGAAGCTGAAGTTCTAAAAGCTAACGAAGTAGCGGATCAGGAAAAAACTAAAACTATAGTTGAAGCAGGTCTAACAGGAGCTGAAAAGCTAATGAATGACGTGGAGTCTAGAGTTAATGAAAACTATTCTAATTTAGAATCAGTTGTAAAATCTTTAGAGTCACAATTAGCTGAGAAATCAGAAGAAATAATGAACATTAGAGAGTCTAAAAGACATTTCTCTGACAGAAGTTCAAATGGTGACTGGAAGAAAACTTTCGAGCAAGATATTATCGATGCAAAATTTGCTGGTTTAGCGACTGGTAAAGGATGGGATAATGACGTAGCTAAGAGTCTAATGGAAAAAGTTAACGCACATAGTGGTGTTGCTGTTTCTTCAGCAGACTTTGAGCAAATCGTTTCAACTCAAATCGAAAGAGACATTCAGAACGAATTGGTATTAGCACCTCTATTTAGAGAAATCCCAATGACTTCTGCTAATATGATTATACCAATCTTACCGGATGCTGGTTATGCTGAATTTACAGGCAACCAAGCAGCTACTGGGTCAAGCCCACACGGTAACTTGCAAGAAAGAGGGGACGCTTATAACCCTGGTTCAGCAGGTGGTGTAGATATGACTGAGAGAACTATCTCAACTAAGAAACTTATTTCACAATCATACTTAGGTAATGAAACTGAAGAAGATGCAATCTTACCAATTCTTCCTTTAATTAGAGAATCAATGGTTAGAGCCCATGCAAGAGGCATCGAGAATGCTATCTTAGCAGGTGATGATGCTGACGGTGCTTATGGTACTTCAGGCGCAGCTTTTGAAGGTCTTCTACACTTAGCAAGAAATGACAGTGACTATACACAATCAGCAACTGCTTTTGCAACTGATAAAATTGTAGCTACTGACCTTCTTGAAATGAGAAAGAATATGGGTAAATATGGTATTAATCCAAATGAAGTAGTATACATTGTTTCACAAAGATCATACTATGAACTATTAGAAGATGCAGAGTTCCAAGACGCTAACCTAGTTGGCGACATGGCAACTAAACTTTCTGGTGAAATTGGTCAAGTATTCGGTTCAAGAGTACTATTATGTGACGAGTTTGCTACACCAGCAGTTGCTAAGTTTGGAGCAATCGCAGTTAATCCAAGAAACTACGTATTACCAAGACTAAGAGGTGTTACAGTTGAATCAGACTACGAAGTAGCTAATCAAAGAAGAGTCCTCGTGGCTTCTCAAAGAATCGGATTTACCGATCTTATTGATGGTGCAACTTCTAAGTGGGGTTGGATGTATAAAGCTAGCTAATATTTAGCTTAATAAGGTTTCTGGGAGTGTACCTAACACTCCCACTTTTTAATTATGGCAAATTTAATAACATTAGCACAATATAAAGAATTCGCGGGACTCACCGGGGTTTCCGAAGACGCAAAAATTAATGCTATTATACCAGCTATCAGCCAGACAGTAAAGACATACTGTGGCACAAGTTTTGTAGATTATTATTCAAGTGCAAAAACCGAATATTACGATATTAAGGATAAATACACAAATGCAATAATACTCGATGAAAGTCCAGTAGTGAGCGTGACTTCAGTTTCCGAAAGGAAAGGTCAATCAGACTCATATACGACTTTAATAACAGAGAATTCTGACAGTAGTGGTAAGTACGAATACGTAGTCGACGAAGGACTCGATACCATTTTCAGAACAACTGCAACAAGTGATGCACACTTTCCGCAAGGTAGAAAAGCAGTAAAGGTTGTTTATACTTCAGGGTATGCGGCAACACCAGAAGATTTAAAATTAGCGTGTTTTGATTTAGTTAAGTACTATTTAAAAGATGAAAGAAAAGCAAACTTATCTATATCAGGCGCACAGATACAAAATCCTGTATCAACAAGTTTAAGCGAAAACATAGGGTTTCCAGACCATATTAAACGTATATTGGATTTTTATAAGATACATAAGTAATGGCTAAAAAACAAGTAATTGATGAAATTACAGCAATGATGACAGGTTTTACTGACAAAAAAGTTAGAAAAGAGCTAAGTCAGTCAGAGATTCATCAAGTAGAGCTTACTACTCAAGAAACTGTAGCAGGGTTCCTTAACGGTACTCCAAAGGCTTTAGAAACTATATTTGGAAAAGATACATTTTATTATAGAGCTTTTAATGTATACAATGAAAAAGCAGTATGGCAAAATTTAGTAAGAAAAACTTTTGTAAAATTATCTGCAGGTACTTTAGAAGGTGTAAGTTTAAAACGTGGCGTAAAGATAAACAAGATCGCAGATTTAAATTTAGAGAAGAGACAAGTAAGATTAATGGCGGGATCTACAAGAGATAGATGGCATTTGCAGATAGAAGCAAACAGTTCCAGTTTTACTATCTATGAACTATGTGCAGCTTTACGAAAAGAATTATGGAAAGATTGGTGTGACTACGTAAGAAATAAAGGACTATTCAACGAACAGGAACCAATGAATACAAGAGCTGCTCATTTAGCTGTAGGTAATAAAACAAACTATTCTCATGAAGCAGAGTCCACAATAGGTAAAGATAGATTTATATTACTTATTAAGCAATTAAGTAGCCAAGATGGGCCTAATGTTGAATTCCAATTTAGGCAAACAAATATAAATCTGGTAGATTGGTTACAGGATAAAGTAAAAATATCTGTAGAATTAAATCCTGTAAATGAAGAAGGTTATTTAGTTGGAGAAAAAAGGGTTATTAAAGGAAGACTTGAACAACAAACTAAAAAGTTAGATACAGATTGGAATCAGTTAAAGCCAAAGATTCTTGAAGGACTAAAAGAGTATTTAGATTATTCAAGACCTAAGTTTGTTGATAGACAACATGCAAATGATTTTGAAGCCAGTAACTCTTTGAAAAAAGATACAACAAACGAAAAGATAAGAAAGGAAATAACAGGAATAGATAAAAGTTTTAAGAAAAATGGAGCAAGGACAACAAAAATTAGAAAAAAGTCTCCTAAGAAAACTAAAAGAGAAAATAGAGTTATTGAAAAAACCTTTAATAAAACATGGGTTACTAAATTAAATAAAAAAGTAGTGATTCCTGCAAGTGTTAGAAAAATTTCAATTAAAGAAGAAAAAGGAGGAGACACTCCTATAACTTTAAATGCCTTGAAGAGCAAACTTAATAGAAGGTTGCCGGCAGAGGTTAGAAGAAACATGGGAAGACCTGCACTTACTAATAGAACAGGACAATTTTCTAATAGTGTTAGAGTTTTAAACTTAAGAGACACAGGAAAAACAATAACAGGAGAGTATACATACACACTAACCGGAGGAGGTAGTAGCAGTAATAAAACTGGAGTATATTCTACTTTTGAGAATAAAGGAACAAAAAAGTGGCCTACAGGTTATAATCCTAAACCTTTAATATCAAAAAGTATACGAAATTTAGCTATAGATTATATAGATAAGAAATTTACACTTAGGAGAGTATAATGGCATATAGAACGCAAAGAAAAAAGATAGCCGAAGCTCTTGTAAATAAAGTAAAAGAGATTGATGGGAATTATCCATTTAATTCAAACATTTATCAAAATGCTGACTCACACTTAGTATTTTTAGATGAGATACAACAATACCCGAAAGTATGTGTTGTAGCCGGCGATGAAGTACGACAGTACCAGCCTGGCGGATTTAAATGGAGATTCATAACAATAACAATAAGGGTTTATGTAGAAGATGCAAATGACCCTCAAGAAAATTTATCATTATTACTTGAAGACATCGAAAGAGTTGTAGACGATAATGATATACTGGTGTATGATGATACTGTATCACCCCACCTATCAAGCACATCAGTTACTATTCAATCGATTAGTACAGATGAAGGAGTTATTACTCCATTAGGTATAGGTGAAATGGTAATCGAAGTACGATATTAGGAAACAGGTAAAGCAGAAAATTCTCGCTAAACCCTTTCCATTATAAATTATAGGAGATAAGCAAAATGGCTTTAAATCTATCAAGAAATACCCAGGTATTTGTTTCAACAGCTAACGGAGTCCACGCAAGTGGTGGATCTCTTGTAGATGTCGATACATTTGTCGGAGGTACAGGACATGCAGTAGGAGATGTAATTACTTTAGGCAGTAAAGGTGTAAAAGTTATAGTTACAGAAATAACAAGTGGTGGAGTTGTGAGCAAAGTTCAAATTCCAAATAACTTTAGAGGAACAGGATTAGCTGATAATGAATCACTTGAACAGGCAAACGGTGCAGCATCAACAGGCACTGGAACAGACTTTGATTGTGCAGTAAAAGGAATAACTTCTTTAACCGCAGATGGCTCAAGACAGCCTACAGGACTTTTCAAAGGTAACGGAACAGGAGCAAATACTTTTAAAATGGGAGTATTAGATGGCTATAGTTTCTCACAGAGTTCAGAATCTACTGACGTAACAATTAATGAAGCGGGTGCAACCCCAAGCAGAGGCTCAAAAAGATTCAATGATTCATTGGCTCCAGCTGAGTGGTCATTCTCAACTTATGTAAGACCTTTCAAACATGGTGCTAATAGTATAAGAACCGAAAATCATAT